GCGGGCAGTTTACCTGGTGGCATAAACGCCACTCCTTCTTTCTCCTGCCAAGAGACTGAGGCCGTAGGCCTCTTAACCTCAATATCTCCCTTTTGAATGTTCTCGTCGTAGACATTCATTGAGTTGTTACTGTTGTTAGTATTGTTGTTGATGTAGTTAATCATTGTTACCAAGTTTTCACCAACAGTTTTATTCCCTTTTGACATTGTGTTTCTCCTATTTGTGTTGTTTTGATTTGATTTGATGCTGTATGGTCACATAATCCTGTGCAGACAACCACTGAATGTGTTTGCGGTGCCTCACACATACCAATTCAGCATGGTGAATTTCAGTATGATTCACTCTGCGTGCCTTAACAGGGCATTGGTTGTGTTTTTTTAGTTTTGTGAGTGCCATTAACACAATTATATAGCATCGTGGTATGGAAGTCAATAATTAAATGGGTAATTTGGGGAGTTTTGATTAGACTGTATGAAAATAGAGACCAAAACTCCCACCAGTACGTGGAAAGGTCAAATGGGAATAAGACCTGTGTCGTACTGATATCTATTTACTCGCCAGCACTGTCAGTACACTCTGGTTTGAGTATCACAGCATATGGTTCTTGGCAATGTGGAGTCCAACAACGTATTTTCCACAGAATTTTGCGAGTTTGGTAACCGTAGGTTCTGTAGTAGGAGTATTTGCCTTCAAATGGTCTTTCTGACAACATGTGATTGCCACCGCATCTGCCACACTCCACGTTTTCTTGATCAAATTGTTCTGATGTAATTTTGCGTCTTTTGGTGGAGTATTTGTTGGCGTAATAAGCGTTTCTGCTCTGTTGAGGTCTGCCCATTACCAAACTCTGATGAATATGCCAATCAGCATGGTCACAATCAAACCAGTCAATGCCAAAATATACATTTGGTAACCTTGGATATGATGGAGATGGTTGTTCATAATCTTGTCCAGTGTGCGTTCAATTTTGTCTATGCGTTTTTCTATTGCTTTGATAGGTGTGTTTTTCATATTATGATATTGTGCTACCCAGTGCAACCACTTTCCAGTTGGAACCATCATACACTGCCAATGTGGTAGCGCCTGCATTACCGTTTGAACAGTATGCCAAGTCACCCGCTTCTTTGTCTCCCCTTGCGTTGAGTTCTGTGAGTGTTTGTGGTTTTAGTTGTAGTATTTCTTCTATGTTGACCTTGCCTGTGGCAGGATCCAGTGTTAAATCTGTTGCTGATGTGGAGTTGATTTCATCTGGCAGTTGTGCCGCTATTATTTTAGATGTGCCATCCAACCCTGCCACACCGTTTGCTGTGTTTCTGCCATCAATCACGATGATCAATTCGTCAAATGCCGCCTTGATGTCTGGTCTTGCCGCCGCAGGTGAATCCGTGGCATCATTTAAATTTGTTGTGCTTACGTTTGAACTTGTTCCCCAACCCATAATATGGTACTCCTTTGTTGTTTTTATTTATAAAATTGGTTGCAGTATACAACTAATCTTATCTCTTTGTTTTGCCCGTGTACTGACGTCTACGAGCGACTAACACACCTTTTTTAACTGAAGTTGGTGCTTAAACTTGCGTAATATATTCCGCCCACAAAACTTATGGTCATGATGTCTATGGCATTGGCGGCAGTGCTTAATGTGGACGTGCCTCCTGCAAACAACATTCTGCCTGCAGAGTCTAAATCTTCTGCGAATGTTCTGTTGCCTGTTCCATCTTGTTTAATGATTAATGTTAGACTTTGTCCATTTTCTGCACTGGCAAATCCTTGGAAGTTTACATTACCAGTCAATGTGACTTCCATTAAATTTCCATTTGTTTTGACATCAGGTGTTAAATTTGAACCATAAGGCAATTCAAATACTTGTTCCTTGTACCTCATGCCTGCGTCTATGTTGAATTGGTCTGATGTTACAGTGATTTTATCAAAATTTTCAGTAGAACCAGCACTGTCTCCATGTGAATTAAAAGTTATTGCATTTTCAGACTGGACATTGGTTGCATAGTGATCAATAACAAAATTAACTGCATCCACACTAATACCATGATTGGTAACTCCTGCTGAAGTGCCACCAACAACAATTCTTGTTTTGGCAGACTCTAAACGTAAATCACCACTTACACCACCCAGTTTACTAATTTTAAAATCTGTGCCTCTACCAGTGTTGGTTTTTATGTTGAATGTGTCTGTGTCTAAATCTGATGTCAGTGGATTTGTAACACCTGCCGCGGCAGTTATATTAAGAGGCGCACCTCCTGAATCTGCATTAACCAAAAGAGTGTTGCCTAAATGAGCAATTTCTAATTGTGAATTTGCACGATTGTACACCAACAATGCATAAGGATCTCCATCTATACCAGTGGTGTCTATGAAATCAACAATGTCGTTGACTGCTTGACTCATTGTGTTTAGTTCAGGTCTGGATTCTTTGATAGAATCTGTGTCTGCTGAAAATTTATTTGAATCTGGTTTGTTTGTTGGCCACGCCATATTAGTTTATCACAACCTCCGTTTGTCCATTTGCTGAAGAAAAGCAAATTGGAAGATATTGAATTTGTACATCCACTGTGCAGTCTATTCTACGTGCTTTGCCGTAACTGTCTGCATCAAAAATATTTAACACAAGAGGGGTTGATGTCTTGTCAATATAGATAAGTGGTCTGACAGGATCTCCTCCTGAATCATCCAATCCTGTGATGTGTGGTTGTATAATACAGTTGGTAATTTTGCCTGTTTCTTTTTCAAATGTTAATTGTCTAGCACCCACAGAACCACCCAGTGTGCTGGTGTCTATGTCTGACTGTGAAAGTGGCAAGGTGCTGTTGTTGAAACCCACATTGAAATCGTTTAAAAATAGTACAGGAGATCCTGCTGAATCTTCTGCTCCTGCTGAATCACCTGTGCCTTGCGTTAAAGTAAATTTAAAAAATCTTGCATAGATGCCTGGCACGTCTGCTGTGTCAGGTGAAATTGTAGCGGTGCTTGGAGAATCAATTGCTCCTCCTGTGCTGTCAACAGTGTTGCCATACTGCACTGTTGTGATAACAGGTGCTCCAGAATTAAATGTTAACAATGGTAGATGCCAATCCAAACCGCCAGCGTCAATGATGTTAGTGGTAAATTCTAAAAGAGAACTGGGTGTGCCTCCCCAACTAGTGAGTGTGCTCCAATTGGTATAGTCTGCCCAACTTTCCACACTGCGAGCAAATAGAGTGTTTTCAATTTCATCAAAATATCCGTTGCTTGACATATTATCCTCCTAAATTCTGTTGTCCACCAGCATCAAAACCGTATGTTTCTTGTAGATAGTTAACAAAACCTTCTAACCCATCGTCCTCAATTTTTGTGCCTTTAATGATGTATTTTTTCTTAGTAAAATTTGTTTCTGAAAAATCACCTCCCATTGCATATTCATCTTCTGGACCAGGATTTGTTTTTATTGGTCTAATTTTTGCTACTAACCCTTTTACAAGAGGAATACGTATGAAATTGCCGCCGCTTAACCGTCTGTAATAAACAGTTCCTTGAGGAGTTCCTTGAACAGTTGATGTATTGAACACGTTGGCAAAATTTCCATGACTACCTGCAAAAAATATATGACCACCACTACTTTCTTTGTTGCCCATAAAATATTCTAATCTCAATCCATTCACACCAGGTTCTTGTGGTAGTGCCAATGCAATTTCACCCACATTGCAACGATATCTTACACCATTTATTATTATAACACTGGTGTAGTTAGAACCTTGACGTTGTACCAAAGTCAAATATCCGTTTTCTCTAATGTCTGCACCGCTGTCTACTCTTTTGATTAAACAACTGGTTGGTATGGATAATGCGTTGTTGTGTTGATACACTTTGCCACTCCACACAAGGGGTGTGCTAGGATAGGCAACCAATTGTAAATCGTATCCATAAAATTTATCTAAACTTGGTTTTTTAATTGGTTCATACTCAGGAGGTGGTGTTGGTGCAGGTATTGGTCCTGCAGAATCATCTGGTGTTGGGTAAGGCGGTTTAACGCCTTTGGGTGGATCACTCACAGGTCTTTGCAAAGGTCTGCCTGAATATTCATCTGGTAGATACACAGTGGGTGGTATTTCTATTTGTTCACCTGATGTGTGTGGATAATGATTTGCTGTGTGTTCCACAGCAGATATATCTATCAAACCTGCGTTGGTCAATTTCATATCTACCACTCTAAATGTACGCAAATCAAGATCCAGTATGTCTTCTGACATTCTGATAATGTCACCTGGTTCCACATTGAATAATTCTTGTGTGCCTGTAAAACTTAATGTTCTTTGATTACGTGATTTTAAATAAATCATTCTTGCCATTTCACGTGCTATGTAAGGATTGGTAAGGGTAGTAAATGTAAATTCACCTGACATTTCTTCATCGTCATCCACTGCTTGATCACCTGCTGTGCTGTACACCACTTGTTGACTGCTGAATTCTTTGTCAGGATCTATGTAGTTCACATACACATTGTTGTATTTGGATACTTTGGATTCTCCACCCAACGTAACTGGACCCACAATAAAAAAATTACTGACATCAAATGCAACATTGATTGTGGCAGATGTTATGTCAGTGGCATTACCGCCATCTTCTACTTTTAGTTTGTATCTGCCACTCACAAAAGGCAGTATGCCTCTGCAACCACCTACTAATTGTTTTACATTGTCTATTAATTTTGATTCTGTGGTCAGCACTGTGTTGCAAGTCAACACAAACTCAGTGAACTGGCCGTCATCATCAAGATCAACCAATTGATTGAATTTTTCAGCGGCAATTCTAAAACTTTCTGTGTGTATGTCTTCTTTTTTGATGCCCAATCCATAACGAGGATTCATCATGTAATCCAGCAACACACATGCTGGGTTTGTGCCTGGTCTGTTAGAATCTGTTTCCACATAAGTCTTTGATAAATCTGCATAATCGTTTGGTAGGTTTTCGCTGTCTGGAGTTACTGTGGTAAGATCAAAAACTTTTTTACCAAACACATCAAATTGAATTTGTGGTACACCGCCACCAAAAGGATTAGAATCTATTTCTGCTTGATTTGAATTTTTCCATTCAAATCTAAATGCCGCATATGCAACACCTGGTAATTTTCTTACACCATTGTTCCAACTGGGTGATCCGTTTGCCAATGTGCTTTGAACTTGCGTTTCTGTGCCGTTGAATATTTGAAATTGTACTCTGCCACTGTATCTACCTGTGCTGGATGTGTAAACTTGTGCATGGTTGTATGTGTTGCTGGTACCTGGGTGCGGCAACAGTTCGTTTTCATCCAATTTAATTCTGTGTATGCCTCCAATCTCACCTTCACAAATAGCATACACCACATACAAAAATTGATTACTGCTTCCGTTGGTTTCCACGTGTACGATTGTGCCACCCACACGTCTAAATCCATACACCACAGGTATTCCAACATTGGTACCTGACTTGGTAACTTTAACACCTTGTGCAAGTGATTCTGCAGATACGTCTGGTGTTTCAAAAGAACCAAAAGGTTTTATAATAAATCCAAAAGCATCACCCACAAAAGATGTTATGCCTTTGACTGCTTTTTTAATTCCTTTTAAGATTCCTTTGATTGGTTTTTTTATGAATCCCATTACAACTCCTTCACATACATATTGCCACACCATTTCATATTTTTCATTTCAAAATATTTACTGGCACGTTCTACATATTCTTCATCAACGTTGTAATCTTTGTCAAACAAAAACACACCGCTCATTATTAATTCAACATCTTGATCTCTTAAAAAATCTTCTATTTGGTCAAAGAATTTGTGACTGCTAATCTTGTGTCTGTAATCAGGATGTAAAAAAAACATTTCTACATTGGCCACTCTCACTCTGTTCCAAGTTAATTCTGATAAACTGACCACACTGTAACCTACCACTCTGTCATCCTTGATGTACAATAAAATATTGCTTTGTTGTTCTATCAATCTTTGTTTGGTTAATTCTAATGCTGTTTCCACATCAAAATTTAATTTGCCAGACACATTGGCCTCTTCAGCGTGTATGCGATAAATTTCTTGCAGTTGATTGAAGTGTGAGATGTTTGCTTGTTTTAACATTATTTTATACCCCATTTTATTTCTGCCAATGCTTCGTGTGAAAATTCCATACTGGCATCGTTGGCATGTTCTCTTTGAAAATTGTTTTGATTGGTTCTGCGTCCATTCTTTCTGTTGAAATTCACAAACTGCGAACTTACTTGTAATTGTATGTCTGCTGATGTTTGATTGTTGGTCACACTGTAACCTGCTATTTTGCCTTTGAACAACAAGAAAGCATTTTCACCTGCAGAATCACCAAACAACACATTGGTGCTTGGGTCAATAAATCCTCTGTATATGCTCACAGTTTGATTTATTATTTCTGATGTGGCAAATGTTTGCACATTGGCAAGTGTTAAGGCACTGATTGCTATGTTTACAGAACTGATTTGTACAGCACTGTTCAATTGTGTTTCACTGATAGACATAAATTCACCTTGTGCAGAATATGTTTCGCCATCAAATGTTAGATCATAAGGATTGTTGGTGTATCTCAATGTGTCTGATACACCGCCTGAGTCAGGTGTGTCTATCTCCAACAACAACACACTGGTAAAAGTGTTGCCTGCAAGATAAGTGTTTAATGGATCAGAAAATCCGCGAGGCATTAAATTACCTCCTCAACATCCATCCTATAATTCACAGTGCCGTCTACATTGTATTGATATTCTTGTAGATCACTGCTCATAATCACTTTGAATGGCACGTTGTCGTATGTGACTGTTTCACTATTTGATACTTGTAACACCAATGCTGGTTCAAAAGCAATGGCAAAACCTGCTGAGTCCATCACAGCATCTTCTGTTGCCATGTACACTTTGCTGTGTCCTGAAAATTTAATCACATCACCCATTTTGAGTGCTGTGGCATTGATGTTGCCTTGGTCAGTTGTAACGTTGACGCTGGTTGAACCTTGTCCAAAGTTGCCTGACACTGTGACTGTGCCCACATTGTCAGTTGCTGTTCTAAAACTTATTTCTGGTATCTCTATGGTAAAATCGTTCACACTGGTTTTTGCTTTGGCAATAAAACCTTGTATTTGTTTAAAATCTGACACAGTAAGACTGACCAACTCCAATGTGCCTTTGAACAATGTGGTTGCCGCTGTGCTTCTTATGATTCTGCCTGATGCAGTTTTTGTGACAGCAACTTCATTTTGTTGTTTGAAGTTGACTGCTCTAAATTTTATTGGTGTAGCATTTGATAAAATGCTTGAACTTCCGTTGAATGCTCCTATGCTTGCCATTATGCTGTGATCCCCTCTCTTCCTTGTCTGTTCATTGCTTCATTGATAACGCCCACAATTGTTGATCTTCTTTCCAACAACAGTTCGTCAAAACCTGTTGCGTCCACTGTTTCAATGTTGAAGTTCACTGTGACTTGTTGGCCCATTGCACCATTTGATGTAATTTGTCCACCTGCATTAGGTGTAAACATTTCTGGTCCCTTTTCTCCAACCAAGTATTGTTGTCCTGCAGAAACTGGTCCACCTTTTTCTCTTGGACCCGTGTATGAAGTTGATTTAATCTTAGCAATTTGTACTGCACCAGTTGCCGCAATCAATGCCGCTTGTAAATATGCACCTCTACCTAATGCAAACATCACACCTTTTGCTGTGCTGATAATTGTTTCAGATATTGCAACTGCTTTTGCTATCTTGAATGCTTTTTCGTTAATTTGTGCCAGTTCACCCAACAATTCTTTACCAAGAGCAACGTTTAAACCTTTTTTGTCTTTGCCAAATGCAACTTCAATATCTATTTCTTTTGCTTTGCCTTGTTTTATTAATTCAACAACATCACTTTGTTCTCTGTCTCTTCTATTTTTTTCTGCTCTTGCGGAATCTTCTCTTATTTTTGTGATTGATGTTTGATATTGTTGTTCACTAATTTTTTTCTTATTTCTTAATATTTCTAAATTGGCAACTTCTTTTTGCATCGCAACAACTTCAGGAGATTCAAACACATCACCGCCTACTTTTTTCATAATTGATGGCAATGCTTTTTCTGCCGCCGCAACTTTTCTTAATTCTTGTTCTTTACGTATAAGTTGACGTATTTCTTTTTCTTGTTCTGTGGTCATGTCTTTCAACACGCCGTGTTTTAATTTGTATATTTCAGCATCTTCTAAATTGGCAATGGCATTTGCCTGAAGTGCTCTTATAGAATCATGTAATTTGTCTGTAACTTTTTTTGTAGCACTTGACACTGCTTCTTGTTGTTGTTCTAATATTTTTTGTGCCATACTTGCTTCTGCTGACACAGTTGGCACTTCACTCATTTCATGTATGAAGTTTTCAGTTGCTTTGGTAGTTTCTTTAATTTTTGGAGTTAAGATGCCAAACTTTTCACCCACTTCTTGTATTTTGTCTTTGAATATTATTATGCCAGCAGTCAACACAGTTGCCGCGCGAATGATAGGATTTGCCATAGCGGCAAGTGTCATTATCCTAATTGCTTTTGTAACATTTGCCACAGTGACACCTAAACCTGCGAATGCTATTTTTAAAGCAAAAACTTGTTTTACAAGAAAACCTAATGCTAATAATTTGAATGCGGTGGTTAATAATCCTATGTTATTTTTTACAAACATTATTGAATTACCCAATGCTTGACCAATGCTGTTTGCAAGATTGTCTGTGCCTAATACTGCTTGTGTTATTTCTCTTGTGACTTCTGACAGTGCCGCAGTCAATCCGCCTTCACCCACTTCATCTGCCGCTATCGCAACAGCATCTTGTAAATTAGAAAACGCACCTGACAGTGTTTTAGCACTACGTTCAATACCGCCTTTAAATTCTTTTGCACCAATTTGTTCTACAAGATTTACAATGTCTATACCATTGTTTCTTATTTCTGTTGTGGTACCTCTGAATATAACTTTTAACTTGTCACCTTCAGTTTTAACCTTAATACCAAGTTGTTTAAGCATTTCAAATTCACCAGTAGTGGCATTGAATACTGCTTTGGCAACATCGTCCAGTCTACGACCCATACCAGCGGCAATGTTTCCTATGTTCAACATGAACTGTTCAGTTGGAACAAGACCTGCGTTTCTAAATGTTATAAACGCATTGGTTACTTCGTCCAATTGGAAAGTTGTGCCTGCTGTGAATTCTTTGATTAGGTTAAATGATTTACCTGCCGCCTGTACTGAACCTTCTACAGTGACAAGTGTTGCTCTTAAATCTTCAAAGGTTCTGATGGTGTTTATAAGTCCTCTAACTACTCCAGCAGTTCCAATGGCAATTAACGCACCTGCGGCAAGTTTTGCCAAACCTCTAGTACGTCCAAGACTTTTGTTTAGTCCTTCTACATTACCTTTTGCTTTACCTAATGCCGCCCCTGTTTTATCAACGACGACTAGTTCTAGTCTTACTTGCTCCGCCATGGTTCATTCCTTTGTTAGCGTTGTCATGCTGTATTTTAAAATACGAGGCCCATAACTGGATCTCCAGGACACTGAACTGCATGACTTCTTCTATTGATTTACCTAGTTCTTTTGCTATGTGCATCAACAGAAATAGTTCTGTGTCCTCTCTTAGTTTTTTGAGACATCCTCCTGTGTATATTCAGATGTCGCATTATTTAAAGCACTAGCAACTTTGATTAATGTAGAAGGATCTGCTTCGTTCATCATTGTTACTTTGTCAAACTTATGAAACATAGGTTTGCCATCTGGTGTTAGTGCTTTGTTAATCACTGATTCAACCAATGCTTCCACAGTTTTACCTTGTGATTGCAAATCAATAATTTTTGACTCTACAGCAAACGAGTATACTGCTTTGTAGTAGATGTCTGTTTTCCATTCTGGAACAGTGACTTTTAACAGTTCACCATTCAATTTAGACTTAAAATGTGTTTTTATATTGTCTAATACTTGTGTCATATTCTTCCTTTTGTTTTAAATGACTTAATGGTTGGCCTCACTATACCATTAGGTCGTTGTTTGCTACGCCCTCGTTCCAGCAGACCAATGTAAGGCACGCGATTGGTGATTCTGTGTTCTTTTTGAACACCGTTTCCTGATGATGGATTTCTACCCACCGTCTTTTTCCAACCTCGTCTTGCTCTGCCTTTATCAACAGGTGTGTATATTTTCACCTCTTGAAAAATTCTTTCTGCGATGCGATCTGACACTTTTCCTAGTTGCCTTTGGATCCGTGTGAAGACCGCATCAAGATTGGATATTTTACCTCCAATCATCAGTATTATATTGTTTCTTCGTGTAGTATTCCGTTTCCTTGAAAACTGCATGATACTGTGACTAAGTCATCAAAACTTGCTGTTCTAGAAACTGAAGTAACAATTACATCTCCAACATACTTTACGCCTGTTGTTGCTGGAAAAAATTCTACAGAAATGTTGGCGTCGTTTGCTGGATCAAACACAGAAGCACTTGTTTGTGCTGTGTCGTACATGCACTCCATAGTGCCTGTAAATTGTGTTAAACCGCTTATATATGTTCTAGCGCCATCGCCCATTGCTGTATCTTCTACTACGTCTTTTGTGTGTTCAATTGTCCAAGATCTTACTTCTGCTACTTGAGTAGAAGCACCACCTGAATCATCGCCAAACATCACTTTACCGTTTTCACCTGTTAGTGTTGCCATCGTTGGTCTCCTCTTTTAGATTGTTAATGTCCCATTCAATATCGCTCATGTCTTCTTCTGAGTGTATTGGTTCTGGGGTGTTGTGGTTGACTTCTGCTTGTGCTTTGATTTCAACCTTTGGCAGAAGTTTTTTCTTAGACTTGGGTTTTTTAACTGTGTCTTTTTTAGTTGTCCAACCCGCCTCTAGAAATCTGTCTAGACGATCTGATTCTATATTTTTCTTTTTAGATCCTTTGTGTACTTTAATATATCGCGCCATTATTATACTGCTCCTTTAGTAAATGAATATCTCACGTCCGCCGTTATTAAAAACTCTCCCAAGGGTGGCGTACGATCAATTATTTCAACTGTTCTAACACGTGTGGTTGATGCTTGGGATGCCGCAAGTTCACGTGTTCTATCTGAATTCAACGTTTCTTCAATACGTTCAATCAATTCATTTCTTTTTTGATCCACTGTGATGATTTGTGCTGATCTTCCATCTGCTCTCACAAAACCACGGATCGTTATTTCTATAACACCTCTTCTGCCGCCACCCATCACATGGTCTTCTCTGGTTTCATTACCAGTTGTGATTAGTAGTGCAGGAAATTGTGTAATTGCTAATTTTTCCACGTCAAAAGGTTCACGTGTGACTAGGACAGGTCTTGGAGGAGTCATGTCCTGTAAAACTGTTTCTATGTTGTGTGCTATGTCTTCTCTGTTACTCATCTACTACCTTTTCAAACGGAGAAAATGAGTAGGTTCCTTTTCAGCATCGCTAACATCTCCTGATGAATCCATATCATATTCTACACCGTCTCTTAACACAAGATCCATTTCTCTTTCGTATTCTTTACGATAGAATTCCATCTTTCTTTCAAAGATGTCTTGATCTGCGTCAAATTTTGCTAATTTTGTATAAACGTGAAAACCTAAACAATTGTAGCACGCCACTCTTGTGAGTTGACTTGCTGTGTACATATCTTCATCTGGTTCTTGTTGTCCTGATGATAGATATTTTAGGTCATACAAACCTATCTGTTGTGTGGGCCACCAACGTATTCTAAGATCTCTAAACACATCGTTTTGTGCTTTTGTGATTTCTTCGTCAAAGTCAGGTATGCCGTAATTTAAGATATCAGGTTCGTAGTCTTGGATGTCTGCAATGGTTAATAATGTTGCCATTAGGGGTACTACCTCCGTAATTGTTAATAATAATCAAGTTCTGCTTGATGTGTTTATTTATACCGCAGTCGTAAAGAAAGGGAGGAACAAGTCCCCCCTTTCAAGATATATGACCATACAAGTATGGTAATATTATTTATTATAGGTTTGCGTCACCAATGATACCAACACCATAAGTGTCAAATATCTCCTGAACGCCGTACGCCATAGAACCTACGATTTCGTCTGCTCTAGCAGAAGCGTCTCTTTGGTTCTCTACTCTTAAGTTACGTTTAACCATGTAACCTAATGCGTCGCCGTGGAATGCCGCACCAACGAATGCACCTGCTGAGTCACCAGATATAACTGTTGATTCAAAGATTTGCATTCCTGCAAGTGTTCCTACAAATCCAGTTCTCAATGCTTCATTACCTAAGTCTGATAGGTTATGAGCAATTGTTGAACCAGCGTTTGTTAACAATTTCTTGATTTGGAACGCTTGTTTAGGGTGTAACACACAGTATAACGGACCACTTGGAACTTTTGCAGTTCTTAGTGTTGCCGCCGCTTTGAAAAGATCTTCTACTGAAATCTCGTCTGCGCCTGTTCCTACAGTTTGTGAAAAACCTGAGAATAACGCCGCGATGTCTGTGTCAATTTTCTCTGCTAATGCAGATCCAATTTGTCTTCCTACTGCTGAAGCAACATCTTCTGCTGATGCTTCTTTCATAAGGTCAGTTAGAGTAATCATTACACCTTTTTCTGTCGCTGTAATTGTTTTTGACGTTGTCAAATCAAATGCCGCGTTAGTTAGGTCAACACCATCACCTGGTGTGCTTACCGCAACTGTTGGATATATTGGAACCTGAGCAGTTAACCCTGGTGTTCCAGACATATCATAGTTTCTTATTAAAGGTCTCATGATTGAAGTTTCGTTCAATGTGAAAAGACCTGATTGGACTACGTTACTAAAAAACGCTGATCCTATTCCTGTATCTACTGCGTTTGTAATCGCCATAGTACTTCTCCTTTGTTATTAAACACTCACGCCGCGTGATTTCATAATCTCGCGATACCTAGCACGATGCTCAGGTATGTTCATGTTTAGATTGGTTATGTCGTCATTGACCAACGATTCTTTAGTAGCACTTCCTTTACCAGTACCTGAACCTTGTGGTCCTGCACTAACAAAGTGTGGATTACTTGCAAGAAACTCTTTTACCAAGTCTTTAACTTGTATGGGATCGCCTTTGTCATCATAACGAACTTGACCCGTTTTTGCGTCTATCACGTCAACAGCACCTGCTTCATTAAGTTTCAATTGTTGTTTAAGCAATTGACTTACTTGAGTAGGGTTGATTGCTTTGGCATTGGATGCCTCACTCATCAACTGTCCATCAATTTTGATTGAAGTCAATTCAGACTGATAATGGTTAATTTTAGAATTAAATTTTTCTGCTTGTTCTTTAAGAACTGCTTCAAACTCTCCTCTTTTTTCCAAATCTGCCTGTCTTGTCTTTTCCTCTTTTTCAATCAACGTGTTGTATTGATCAACGTCTATGCCTTTATACTTTTTATCGTATTTGGCACGTTCCCTCGCTACTCTCTCTCCTACGATCCTCTCTAGATCATCTTGAGTGAAAGATTGAGTGTTAGTTTCTTCTTGAACCGCTGTGGTTACCTGCTCTTTAGATTCAGGTGCAGTGTCCTGAGATTTTACCGCTTGATTGTCTGCGTTCATGTGTTTACCTCTTGTTTGAGTTGAGTGTACTCCCTGTCTATGACAGTACTGATGTTATTTATTATCTTCTTTTCTTTTTGCCTCTCGTAGATGATTTCTTACCACGAGACATGCTGTTTTTCTTTTTGCCTCTTGTTGCCATAATTACTCCTCCTTTTTGTTGTAATTTTGCTTTACCAGTTCAATTACTTCTTTGGGTTCAATACTATCCATTGCTTGTTCACAGTATGTGCAAGGACCTTTTGGCACATGACAACCCAAACCGTCTGGATTGCAATGTGTTTTACGTGTAATATTTATTTGGCCTTCATATCCTGTTCTCTGGGGACTTTGATGACTGCCATACAACACCACACAAGGCACATCAAGATTGCCTGCTATGTGATGCACTCCACCCTCTGTGGTCACCACCATGTGTGCGTACTTAATCATTATCATGGTTTCACGTATTGAAAGACATCTTACATTTTGCAGTCCTGGATAGTCTGTTTGTCCTTTTGCATTTTTTACAAAAGTTGGACTGGGCAATGCTCTTATCAATGTGTAATCTTGTAGACCATCTATAACTTCTTGCCATCTAAAATATTTTTTGTTGTCTGCAAATATAGAATCTTTAGCATCTGGGTTTATAAGAATATAAGGTTGTAATTTTTTGTAATTCAACATGAACCACATCTCTTCTGAATCTTTAAATTCTATAGGTGCTGTTTTTGGTTTGTAAGGTGTGTTGTTGTGATACCAACGTTTGTTGTTGTTGGGGTGTGTTTCAAATGGTTCTCCGTAATTGAAGTCTAACCAAGGTGTGTTGTGCCACACAGGTTTTGCAAATCCTTGTGCAATACCTTTTGCTTGTCTGTGAGGTTTTTGTTTTTTGCCTGTCTTTTTGAATTGGTGGTATGCTTCTGCACGCCACATCATGTCATCACCTATTCCCATCTTTTAAACCACCATATTCCATTTGGCAATTGATTAGGTTCCTTGCAGAATTTATGCACACCGTCTTTCACACCTTGTCTATCATAATCGTGTCCCATAATGTAATGATTGGGTTTTACCTTTTGCCAAAAACTTTCTATATCTTTTACCACACCATTCATTGTGTGATCACCATCAATGAACACAAAATCTAATTCATTGTCCTCAATCTGTTGTGATGCTTTGTCACTGTAATCTTTTATTATTTTGCATTTGTCTGCAAATGGTTTTAGTAAATGTCTTGAATGTCTTTCGTTGGATCTATGATCCCATTTGGATTTGTCATAACCAGGAGTGGTTGCCCATACATCTATACAGTACAAAAATATATCACAATGTTGTAAAAGATATGAAGATGTTCGTGCTTTCCATACACCTATTTCTGCGCCAATTTTAAGATTGTGTTGTTTAATAAATTTTTCCAACACCTGCCATCGCATGGTTAATTTCATGCTGGTATTTAGACTGTGTTATCTTCTTGATCTGTGTTCGTGAAAAACTGTGCCATTTCTGGATGCAGTTCTACAATTTGTTCGTTGGTGTAACCTTGATCCAGCATTTCTCTCATGTGTGTGATCAATTGTTCAACTGATTGAATTGGTGTGTGAACCATGTTTGGTTGTGCTGACGGTTCAGGCATTTCAACAGCATCATCTTCCATCACAGTTTTGTAAATCTTTTTATCAATCTGTTCGTTGATGAATGTGTTTTGAATGTTGGACTCTTTTGCCATTTTTAGTAAACTGATATCATTTGCTTTGTCTTGTATTGAAAATGATCTTGGATATTCAATTGTGCCATCAAACACTGTGCCTTCGTAAAGAGCAAACAATCTCCATATCTGTTCTTCTGCGTGTTCCAACTGAGTGGCAAACGTTGCTAATCTGCTGGACAGTTGTGTGAACTCAGATGATATTGCAATTCCAGATAATCTACGACTGTCAACTGATCTTAGTCCCGCTAAATGATTTGTTCTATCAATTGATTCAACTTTTTTATCAATTGCTTGTAGCACTGCTTCAATTGATGAACCATTTGGTTGTAATAGATAAGGTTTTAAATTGCCATCTAAATTTTGTGGCATCTGTATGATTGCACCTGCACCCGCTGATGCTTCCGTATCGCTTGTTTTTACGAGACTGGGGTGATTGGTTAATCTTACAATTTGTTCTATTTCTGAATGAAACTCATATATTTCTTTTTGAATATCTGCTGTGTCGCCCAAGTGTGAAACACCTATGCCTCTTACCTGTGAACGTTGTGAGTACACACATACTGCAGGCACCTTGCCCAATTGATTTGGCATGGTTTCCACATATTCACCATGTCTGTCGTCTCCACTAATTTTGTAGATGTTGATCTCTGTTGGTGTGTATTCTCTGATGTATTGTGTGTCTTGTATAATTTCTTCTTTTACTTTTAGATATGTCAGTTCGTAAAAACCACTTGCTGATCTTGTGTAACTCCAATCCAACACATCCAATGGATGAAACATTGAAACATAAGGTCTTACATTTTGTTGTAATTCTTCTGCACGTGTCATTGCATTGGTATTCATTTTGTCTACCACAACCCAACAATGTCCATACACTTGACTCCATGTAGAAACATCCATTAAAAATTGTTTGTAAGATCTGCCGTCTAAATCTGCATCATCTAAAAATGCTGGCACAGACTGATTTAATTCTAAACTGCCTAATGTTCTTAAAGCATCTTTTTTGAATAAAAATGAATTGTAAATGTTGGCAACACTTTTTACGTGATTGTCTAAACCAACCTGTCTTAATCTTTTGTTGTAATCATCTCTTGATTCGTAGTAGTAAGGTTCTAAGTATTTTCCATGGAAATATTCAAATCCACCATTGTATGAATCTTGTAAAAATTGCCATCTGTTCATGTACGATTTGTATGCTTGGTGTGCCTCAACTATGTACGTGGCATAGTTTTTTGTATCACCTTTAATTAATCTATCTCTTATTACGGCCATTATTTAACACTCCCTGAAAAACCCCATCTTAAAGGTTGTTTTGCTGTTGTTTCTTTTTTAACTGGATACAAATAATCTATCAAGTAACCCACTGCATCCGCCATGTGTATGTCGTCAGTTTGATCAATCACAGTTGTGTTTGGTTTGTACATCAGTCTTTCTATACTTCTAATTATTTGTTTGCATTTTGGATCTATAAACATTGTGATTAAACCGTTTGTGTTCTTTAACTTGCTATTTACAGCATTTACTCTGTCCCTGATAGGAGGATTGGATAATTTGTAATTTACTTTAAATCCTGCGTTTTGTAAAATAGAAATATCTGTTCTACCACCTGCTGAAGTTTTTCTCTGTCTGCCCGCGGCATCTGGATATATTGTGATGTTTGAATTTGGATATCTGTTTTTTAATTCTGTGACCACATCGTCTGTGTTTGATCCTGACATGTTGATTTCATCAATAAAATACACCACACCCCTTTCAATCACACTGATTGCCACACTCATTGGATCATAGTTAAAGTCCATGCCACAATGTATTTCTTTTGTGTCAAAATTAGTAACTGGTTGTACGTGTTTGTCTCTGTCAAATGAAAAATGCACAGTGCCACTGTACGTATTGAAAGTTGCCAAATATTCTTGTTGAAATGTTCTTGAATCTAAATCTCTTTTTGCTTCTTCTATTTCTTGTTGATCAACCTGTCCACCTTCCAATGTGGTGTATGTGAATGCTGACCAGTCGTTTGTGTCTTTTGCCATGGTGTACATGTCGTGACTGAATGATCCTACACCTCTTGGTGTGCCAATAAACAATGCTTTGCCTTTTCTATCAGACAGTGTGGGTCTTAAAACAGCAGTCCACAGTTCTGGATCTAAATCTTGAAATTCGTCCAGCACAATAAAATCATACCCACTACCTCTTAATGCTTCTCTGTTTTCAGCACCTTTAAGAAATATTTTAGATCCTGATTTTAATCTAATGGTTAGTTCTGCTTCGTTGGTTTGATCAACCCATTTTAATTCTTTTAATTTTGCTTTTAAACTTTCCCAGGCAATTGATTTTGCCATTCTGTAACTTGGTGCACAGTATAACACTTGTTGATCCTGTTTAGCGGCATGTTTTGCCAACTCTCTTAGGGCCACATATGTTTTGCCAAATCTTCGTCCGCACACTGCTGTTCTAAATCTAGAATTGTTTGTGCAAATTTCTTTTTGTGCTTCGCTCAATGCCATTATTCATCACTCCACGGTAAAGGTGAACTGTTGGATTTGTCTTCTGGTAAGTCTCTTTGTGACAAGTATTGTTTGCCTAAGAAAATTTGCATTCTTGTGTCGCCATTTAATGCTTTGTCCCATTGTGCTCTACGTAAACTTTTCTTGCCAGTTTCCTTACCTTTGGCAATTATGTTTTTGAAATGTTTTTGAATGTGTGTCACAGAACAACCTACCACTTCAGCAATTTCTTCGTGAGTACACTGAATGGTTGCCAATCTATAAACTACATCTTTGTCTATGTTTTTTTTTTTGGTCATTATGCTTGTTTCTCCAACACCTTGATTCTAAAGTTTCTAGAATCTTGCAGTGCGTTTGCTGTTGTGATCTTGAATTCAACATTGTAAATTGTGCCTGCTGTGCCGCCTGATATAATTGCTGTTGCCACTGTGTCTGTGTTTGAACTGGAAACCACTGTGATGCCTGATGCCGCTGTGATTGAAATACTTGAAATTGTGTCTCCTGTTGGAAGATAATTTGAAAAATCTAAAGAATAATCTAATTGTGCATAAGGATCTTTTTCTATGTATGCTCCAACTCTGTCTGTTTTGTATCCTGTAAGTGTGGCCATTATCATTCTCTCCTATCTATGATACCAGCAAGATCAACAATTCTTGTGTTTGACCCAGGTGTAACTTTAAAAATTCGTGTTTCACTTGGTACTAATCTGCTTCGTGTTTCTTGTTGTAAGATATTTATACGACTCTCTGAGTCTATTTGGAATGTTCTATAAGGATCCACCGCAAAACCTGCCGCTGTGGATACTGTGATAGTGAATGCAGAAATATTAACTGTGGGTAGAATAACTTTGTCACCTAATCCAAATAACACAGTTGCAGTTTGCACATTACTAACACCACCAAATATATTCACACTGTCTGTGTCAGCAACTGATGTGTTTACTGTGATTGCGGCATCACCAAATGATCCTGTTTCACCTGTGGATGCTGTGGTTGTGATGATTTGAATTATGTCTGCTGTGGCAGGATTTACTCTGCCTGCTTGTGCTGTGGTTGTTGTGGCAACTGCAATAGATGAACCTGGTTGTGATATCAGATCTTCATTTGCTGTGACTGATGTTGTTACGGTTAAAGCAACAGTTTCTGAATAACCTGTGATAGCATCTGCCAGAGTGGTTGTGGCAACTGCGATATTGCTGTCGCCTGCACGTTGTACTCCTGCCACTGCTGACACAGTGGTTGTGAATGCGGATATTGTTTCGCCTTCTCTTTGTGCTTCTGCTGTGACTGTGAATGTGGCGTCTGCTGATATGTTAACAGCACCTGAAACCAATTGGTTGGTTGCTGTACTGGTTACAGCAGTGCTGATGGTGATTGGACTGACAGGCGCAAATGAAGATAAAAGCGGTTCTTCAATAATGAATTGATTCCATACTTCTTGTATGGGTTCGTACCATGTGCCCATGTCGTCCCATGAACGATTGTTGGCAATGGTGGTTTGAATTGTGGATTCTGCTGATTTAATTTCACCCGCAGAGGCAGACACAGAGGTAGTGTTGTTTATGGAAACACTACCTGCGTCAAATGTGATTACTACATAACTGTCATCAACATAACTTTCGTTGACGTAGCGAATATCTGCCATCGTCTAACTCCAGTTGCTTATGACATTGTGATAGATATAGAACTTACTGCAAATTGTAGACTGTCTCCATCATCCACGGTTTTTGCCGTAGACAAAGCGCCTGCAAAAAATACATTTCCGCTTGATGAAGCGTCCATAATTGCTATGTGTGTTACTTCTCCAAATGAACCACCTGATGCTGTAAACGTAACAGCAGATCCTGTAGGACCTTGTGATGTTCCACTTGATGCGGCGCCAAATGCTATTGTTTCTCTTGAATATCCAAATCCTGAAACTTCGTTGGTTAATGTTCCTGCTTCTAGGTTGTCTAGTGTTGCTCCTGTACTGTCATCACTTGTGAACAGTGCAAGATAAAGTGTGTCTGCTGGATCAAATGCGTCTGTGCTGTTTTTTAGCACGTGATCCATCAACTCATTTTCTAAAAAGTTTGATGCACTCATGTTATTTTCTCCTTATAAGGTTATTATTAGTGTTTGTGTTTGTTATAACACATCTATTTATTATTGTTGATTAATACCTATCACCATGTTGTCTGATGCTGTGAAAGTTTGACCAGGACTTACTCTCTTGATCCCAAAATACAAGTAATTGCTTGTGCCACTGAGAGTTATTGTTGCCGCATTCACTGTTTGTGTTGCATTGCTACTGAAAGTTGTTATTGCAAATGATGATGGTGGTACTGATGGTGAACTACTTAATGACACAAATCCTGCTGAATTATTGATATTGTCAAGTGATGCTGAATAAGTTTTGTGTTTAAGCACTGTGATTTCATAAGTGTGACCAGTTGCCAAACCTAAACCATCAAAATTACCAGTATCAGTGGTACCCACAGTTATGCTGTTGGGATCTGATATCACTGTGAAAGTGCCTGTGGTTTGATTGGAATATTCAAATTGATAAGATCCGCCTGCGGCACCTTGATGGTAGGTTCCTGCGAGATGCACTAGTACATCAAACTGACTTGCCGCTACTGATAGTAAAGGTGCTGTGAATGGCATTATGACATATCCAACATGGCATTACCGTAAAGGTTAGTGCCGTCAGATACGAAACATAAAACATCAACATCATTTGCACCTGTTGAAAGAACTGGTGCTGAACCACTTGGAAATTTATATTTTGAATCATATGCCAACGTTCTATTGCCTGTACCATCTTGTTTTACAATCAAAACGTATGTTGCTCCTGCTTCAATGTTGGTTGGATTTGCAAGTGTAGAACTTGCCGCCAATGTTAATTGTGCCACTTGGTTACCACTTAAATCCCATGCAATACCACCTGAACTGTCGTCAGTGGCATTCAATGTAGTCATGTTGAAATATTGTTGTTTAGAGTATTCACCTTTTGTAGTGTAAGGTCCAGTGGCGTCGTAAAAATCTATAATGGTGTTGACGTTGTCAATGTTCTGTTTGATGTCTGCTCTAGCAGAAGAAACGGAATCTGTGCCTGCGTCTACGTTTGTGGTTGATGCTTTTGTTCCTGATGGCCATGCCATAATGTTTCTCCTTTTTGTTTATTTATTAACTGGCATCAACAGGTTCATTGGTGCTGTCCGCAACAGAACCGTTCATTGTGAAATCTGATGTGGATCCCACATTCTGTGTTGCTGAATTCCAAGTTGCCGCATTACCTTTGATGTAGATTAAA